TATAAAGAAGTCCATGCTTTGTGCCTGCATTTCTTGACATCATCTCAACACAAAACTTTCTTTGTGGATTAGGATTTCCAGCATAGACATATCTCAGTTTGTAGAGACCTTTGTCCTCTTTGCTTTTAGTGTCTCAATCTGCAGTGTTTGCAAACATGTCTATTTTTGACAAACTGTACTCATGCTGTGGATCTGTGACTGCTGTCTCTTCTATCAGTTCCCACTCATCAGAAATGTCCTCTCCATACTGTGACAGCTTTTCTATGATTAAACTTTCATGCTCTACACTTAGATCTGGTCTCTGACTTGACAACTGCTGTCCTGTTTCCTCCTCAACTTGTTCCTTTGTCACAGCGTTTTCTGTATCTGTAAACTCTATTGGAGTGAGTGTCTGCATGTAAAGATCCAGAGAGATCCCATTGACTGCTAGGATGTCATCAACTGCATCAATGATGTCATTCTGATAGGGTTTAATCACTAGGTTTTCAAAGAGATTGTGTGCATTTTGAATCTCTTCTGCATTGTTTCCAAGTGAGTTCCCTGTGTCTCTGATTCCTACAAGAAGAGGTGATGTGATTCTGTGTCCTATCATAAGCTTCCTGGAACACTCCTCAGAGATGTACTGATAGACTTCTGCAGAGTTTGGGGGGTTGATGTCCTCAATTGTTGTTTTGTTCTCTACAGAGTCGCTAAATGACACAATCACCTTCTCTCCATGAACTCCTGTGAGCTTGTCTGTGATCTCTTGTTTGATTTTTCTCATGCCCTCCACTGATGGAGATCCATTTGCAAAGCTCACTAGCTTAGATCCAGAGAAAGAGTTCTCAACCTCATTGACCAGGAACTCAGATATTGAGCATTCTAGCTTTCCATAGTTTAAAGATCCAATGTAGTCTGGGACACTATAGTAGTGCATAGATGGAATGTGCCTTCTGATGATGTAGATTTCATTTTTTGCACCAGATCCAAAGACAGGAATCCTGGTGAGCTTGTCTCCATCTTTGTAGTCTTTCCATTTTGGGTGATAATAGTAGGCATTGATTGCTCCTTTGTCATCACACTTTTCTGCTCTTAGTGTCTCTCTATTAAAATGTGATACTTTGACCACTTTTTTCTGTAAGTAGCTCACTTGTATAGCAGCCTCTCCTAGAAGCTTGTAGTCAAGTGCTATTTTCTTGAGATCTTTAGCTTTAAATAGTGATCTAAACTGTGCAAACTCATCTGGCTTCCTGGAAGCATTGTGAGCGTGTAATCCTTTTCCTACTATTTGATTGACAATTCCTGTGATCGTGCTGTGTGATGTCGGACTGTTTAGATAGACATCAATAAGCTCATCATAAAAAAGATTAGATGTGCCAAAAGCAACAAAATCCTTCTTTGCATCCTCTATAACTTCTGGAGTCTGATAGGCTTCTAATTGTATTACTTCAAGGCTATTCATAAACTAGATAATCATTTGTAGAGCTTGTCTCAAAAGTGAATTGTCCTGTATTGACTGAGTAGCTAGAAGCTGTCTGATCTGTCACAAAGAGTTTTTCTCTGTAGATCACTTTTGATGTTGCTGTATCTGTTATTTTTAAAATGTAGCTCATGTCTTTGTTTGAATCAAAGCCAAATGTTGCTGTGTGTGTTCTATAGTAGTCAACCTCAGCAAAGCTGCTAGTTGTCTGATTATAGGTCTCTGTGTTGTTTGTCTCATTTGTGATGACAACTCTGTAGGAAGTTGATCCTGTTGAGTCATAACTCCTGGGGACAAAGTTGATTGTGTGAGAAGATGATGATCTGTCCAGGATTGTCATTTGCTTGTTTTGTATATAGCCTGTGCTGTTTTCACTATTCCTGCTGTCTCCAGAACTTCAATTCCAGAGTCACCTATCTCTTTTTTCAGTTCTGACTTGCTGATCTCAGAAAACTCTGAACTGTCAAAAGGCTTTTTATATGCCTTAAATGTTTTTGTCTTTTTTGCCATTGTGTTTGTTTTAATGTGTTTGAAGGGGAGGTCTTTTACAGAACACTCCCCAAACAAAACACAAAGAGAATTTTTAGCTGTTTGTTCCTACAGTGATTGTCTCAGTGTATGAACTCCAGCCAGCAGTTGGATTTGCTGCTGTTGCTCCATCAACAAAGTTTGGAGGAAGAGGCTCTTCAGATGTAAATTCCATCACATACTGAGAAGCATCACCCATTGCACCCCCTGTCTGCATAGAAGCAGAAGTGAGTTCACATCCATGGTCTTTGCCTAACAAAAAGAATGAGCCGTTCCTGTCCTCAACTATGATTGCTAGTCTTTGAAAAGAAATGAGCTTTAACTCTTTTTGATCTTCTTTAGTTAATTTTGGGAGAGAAAGGGACAAAACAGTAGAGAAAAACGAAGTGCCATTGTCTCTTGACACATTCGCTGTTGTCTCCATAGTGTTGCCAGATCCCTTTAGGTCATATTGAAATAAAGTCCCTGTGCCAGAGGCATCAGTTGCTTCATCACTACTCCCTAGAGTCACAGTTCCTAAACCTCCAAAATCCATTAACCAGGCAGTTTTCAAACCTCCGATTTGTGACTTACAGTTTATTGCCCTGCCCTTTGAAATACTACATGACATTTGTTATTGGTTTTTAGTTAGTTAGAAATTATGTGTAGTAAACGATCTCTGCAGCGTTTGCAATGTTTACTCCTTGAGACCCTCTCAAGATTACTCTTGTATTTTGAGACCCATCAAATTTGCTCATGTCGATGACAGTCGCTTCATTGTTTTCAGAGAATAAAGCAGTTGA